TACAGAGTGGACTTCACTTTTATCTGGACAAGTTGTTAAAAGATGGCCTTGGGATTACCGATGCTGTCATTAGACTAGAAGCACCAGATGTAAGAAATCTGGAAATAGAAATGCGAAGGGACACTAATTATGTCTCTCATGGGATTCTCAGCATTAATGAAGTTAGGTCAAAGTATGGGTATGCTTCTATTGACGGCGGGGATACCCATCGTATCTGGTCTAGGCGAACTTCACCAAAGAATGTTGGAATGGATGAGGGAGACAATACAATGCCAGCTCCCCAGCCTGAGGGATAAGGAGATAGCTGTGCTGTTTGAGCGGTTTGAGAAGGATGAAAAGTCGTATCCATTCAGGCTTGTGGCTCTTGTGAAAGAAGACTCGCTTAGTATGGAGCTGCTTTTTGACTTCGGCGCCTCGCATGTCGATGTTGTTGAAATGGTTTCAAAGCCATTTCCAAATGAACATGCATGTCGCATTAAACAGCCCACTGACTTCGAAGAAGGTTCTTTCCGTACTACATCTCGAGCGCACAAGGGTAAGACATATCGCGTTATTATGGGAAAGGTGGGAGAGGCTTTTACAGAGCAAGCGTATAGGTATCCTAAAACTTCCTGGACTGCGGGTGAGGCTAGAAACCACTGCGACAGTCATGATGGAATAATGTTTGAGGCAGCCAGAAAGTCGCAAGATATCGATGTTCTGGATTACCTTAGTAAATCTATTGACATTTTACCTGCCGATCCCATGATGCGTGTTTGGTTTAACTACGAAGGCTCAGATGGTGAAACTACGCGGGTTATGGTAGATAAAGGTGAATTTTATGTAGGTGCAGCTAAAGAGGGATTTGCAGAGTTATTCTTCGAGGGAGAGATTCTCAAAGGGCGGTATGTTGTACGTTCGTTGATGAATAATGTCTTGTTTGAAAAAGCAGCTACTCAAGTTCCATATGTATTCAGTACTTCTGCTATCAAAGATAAGTGGCTCCCTCCATCTGGAAAATCTGCCCTACCGCTTTCCATTAGGAAAGCGGTTCCTGAAGAACTCATGTATTGGGAAAAGGTTGATAAAGATGCTCTTGATGCTAGAAAGAAATGTGCTATATGGACTAGGGAGCCTAGAGCAGAAGAAGTACCTGTAAGGAAGTCTGTTGAGTGGGTGATTAAAGCAACGGAGCCTGAATATATCATTGGTGGCATTGTCTATGAACCCAATGTTGCGGACCTTCAAGAAGATATGATGACGAAGGAAGAGATTTGGAAGCTGATGAAACATTATATGATCCATGGAAGGCAGATCACAGTAGAACATGGTGGTAAGCAGGTTGATCTTCCCATTGTCGAGAGTTTTCAGCCTGAAGAGCCTACAATGAAGCACGGGCAGAGAATTCCAGAGGGCGCCTTTTGGCTTGCCGTTTATGCTGGGGATCATAGGGATGTATTTAAAGACGCACAAGATGGAAAGATTACTGGTTTCAGCATGGAAGGTTGGGGAAAGAGGAGGGATGTTGAATGAAACTGCTGGAAGATGTTAAATGTAGCATTATTGCGCTGGTTAAGAGTCCAGCCAATGCAACATACTTTTACGTCGTGAAAGGAGGTGATTGTACTGTGAACGACGCTTATATAGCACTAGCTGATATCTGCAAAGGAGAAGAGCTCTCTGCTTTTGAGAAGCGCTCTATACCAGAGGATCAGCAAGATGCCGTTGGTAAGGCAGTTCTTGCTTTGAAGTCTGCCTATGGAGACCTTCCAGAAGGTATCCAAGAAGCTATTAGAGTGCTTCTGAAGTCCTCGCTCTACAACTTTGCTGTAGCTGAGAAGTCGGCAGAAGCGGTGGAAGAAAAGGTGAGTGACTCTGAGTTGAAGGATGCTATTTTAGATCTTTCTACGAAGCTGGGAGTCAGCGCAGAAAAGAATGAAGCGGCTGTTGATGGAGTCGTCAAGTCTGTCGTAGATTTGGCGGAGAGGATATCGAAACTCGAAAAGAGTTCTGATGTAGTGACTTCTGTAGAACCTCCGAAGAAGAAGGAAGAAGTTACTAAAGATGCCGGAGATACTTGGGCCGGTGCGATTCCGGATGAGGTTATCGCCGGAGAGATTGTGCTTGAGGATTAGTCCTCAAAGGATATGCTAACGTTTTCTTTAGGAAACAATGAAAGGAGGTGAGATCATTGGATGGAAAAGTTGAAAAAGGCAGTTTGGCAGAAGTTCAGGAAGCAGTTCGTAAAGCTACCGTGAACGGATCCACGCTTCCGAATGTTATTCTGAACCGTGTTCAGGTAGACGAGTTCATCGACGACGTTGTTGATGAAGCTGTTCTCTTGAAGCGCGTTCGAGTGGCAAGGCGGAGTGAGCCTTCTGGAGAAATCAACCGCTTGTACTTCTCTGGTCCCGTCACCGAGCAGGCGAGTCTTACCAGTTCGGAGAGGGCGCCTAGCGAAGCACAGGTTCTCTTTGATACCGTAAAGCTCAGGTCGTCTTTTGACCTGTCTTCGGACTTCATGGAGGACATTAAGGCGAGTTCCCCAGAGGCTGCCAGGAGTCGTATTGCAAAGTTGTTCGCGAGTCAAATCTCGAATGACATCGAAATGTTGGGCATCGAGGGTGATTCTAGCATTGCTGGAAGCACTACCGCTAGTGACCGACTTCTTCGAGCAAACGATGGCTGGTCTGAGCTGCTCAAGGACAATCTCCCCGCGGCTCAAGATATTGATGCTGCAGGAGCTGGTCCTAGTAAGCTACTGTACTTCAACATGCTTAAGGCTATGCCCACGAAGTACAAACGCCAGAAAGGCAAGTTTGTATGGGTTGTTGCTCCTTCTGTTCAGGAGGACTGGGTGTATGTTATGAGCGAGAGGGCTACTCCGGCTGGTGACAAGTCTGTTGAAGGCTACGTCGCAAAGCCTTGGGGTATCCCGATGTTGGAAGTGCCGCTCATGCCTATTGACCAGACTTATGGTACTGGCGTCACGGACGCGACGGAGATTTGGCTGCTCGATCCCAAGAACCTTGTGTTTATTATTCAGCGCAAGGTGAAGTGGGAGTGGCAGCGCCAGCCGCGCTCAGACGCTTGGGAGGCTACAGTTCATACTCGCGTTGATGTGGTCATTGAAAACGAAAACGCAGTGGTGAGAGCTAAAAATGTCTCGCTTACAGGAACCGACTACACCGGTTAAAGGCTTTGCTTATACTTCTAAGGATGATGAAGAAACATATCATCGTCCTGGGAATAGCCTGACTGTAGAGCTTAAAAACAAAAGAATACTTTTGCGGCGGAGTGGCGTACTGGGTGACACACTATTTGCTACTAGTGTTGCCCAAGCCATTAAGGCCCACGAGCACCAGTGCTTTGTAGCATTCTCTTGCTATGATCCGTATGTCGACCTGGTGCGCCACATCCCTGCAATAGATGAGGTCGTAAATCTGGACAGTGGGTATGACCCAGAATATTGGAGTACCTTTGACGTTCTGATTGACTTTGGTGGTCTGCTTGAAAGAGGAGACGATGCAAAGTTCTTCGACTACTATATGCTTCATTTAAATCGTGCTGGAGTCGAGGATTGGACAGTACAGATGCCCGTGTTTGACTTCCCACGTGACCCGCAAGGCTTTGTTGCTATCCATGTTGGGGGTAGCAATATAGTGAAGAAGTGGCCGACGAGTCATTGGGAGAGTCTTATCTCTTGGTTAAATGCTCGAAATATGGAGTATAGAATTCTTGGAGACTCTGGAGATAGAGCTCCAGGGAACTGTAACCAAGACTGGAACATGGTAGGAGTTTTAAGGTTGGTAGATACCTGCAGAGTTATTGCTAGTGCTAGTTATTTCATAGGCACCGACTCTGGCCTCTTGCACTTTGCGGGATCTTTTGGCCTTCCGAGCCTATCTTTTTGGGGACCATTTAAGCCTGAGTTGACGTTGCTTAATTATAACAATGCTAGATGGTTGAAGTCTTCGATAGCTTGCTCTCCCTGTCTAGAAATCAGACCGTCAAGATGTGGTGCTGGTGGGAAATGTATGAGGACTATATCTGCAGAAGCTGCTATGACGGTGCTAGATAATGTAGGTTTGGGAGCCTTGTTGAAGAAGGACAGAAAAGGCTCGAGTAGAAAGCTGCCGATGGCAGGGTTGGAGGCTCCGGAATATGTGGTACATTATAAAGGCTTGGATATTAAGTATCCTCCTTTAGATGCATCGAGGGTTAGTATTGTAATACCGAGTTGTAGGACACGCAAATATCTGGAACCACTTTTTGAGTCCATTGGTCAAAATACAGATATGGATTGTAATGTTGTTTTGGTGACTAATGGTGATGAGAAGTGGGGAGATGATTCAATTACGGAAGTCGTTGCAAAAGGACCACTGGGGTTTAGTACTGCGTGTAATGTTGGAGTTAAGTGGAGTTTCCAACTGAGTGACTACATTTGCCTACTTAATGCTGATGTTGAAGTTGGCAAGGGTTGGCTTCAACCTATGGTGGACTACTTGGATAATCATAAAGATGTCGGTGTTGTTGGGAATCTACATTATGGGTTCAATAATCAAATAGACTCGCTAGGAAGTGAGTTTAGTTGGAACAGCAGGCATTTTGAGCATATTACCAAAGGTTCTTTGGATGTTCCTATTGAAAGAGATATGGTAACCTTTGCTTGTGTTTTAATTAGACGAAGCGTTTGGGATCAGCTTAAGGGGTTAGATAGACAATACCTGGGAGGGTATTGGGAAGACTCTGATTTCTGCATGAGGGTTAGGCAACTTGGCTTGAAAGTAGTATGTTTGCCAATGAGTCATGTGAGACATAGAAAAGGTGGTAGTGGAGCTGTTTCTAGAAAGCATAAATCAGCCAATGCGGCGAGATTCCGAGCCAAGTGGGTCGATAATGGTCTTGTTGATAAGTTCGCCAGACAGAGAAAGAGACGTGTTCATGAAGGAACCACAACTGCTTGTTATATTGTCTTGAATGAGGTAGAGTTTATTCAAGCGTCTATTGATAGTATTTATGATTTCTGCGATAGGATCATCATTGTAGAAGGGGGTAATGAATATGCTGTCAAGGCTGGCTGGTGTGGGAAAGATAAGAGAAGCAATGATGGAACTATTGAGGCCATTAAAGACTATAATGATGTAGATAATAAAATAGAGCTGATTCAAGGACAGTGGAAGGATAAGATAGAACAAAGAACTGCATATGCGAATAGACTAAAGCATGGAGACTGGATGCTGTTGATGGACGGTGATGAGATCTTTACTGATGAAGGTCTTTGGAGAATGTCTTTCCTGATGCATGAGTATGATGTAATTCTCCCAGGCTTTCATCTCTTTTGGAATAACTTTCAAACCTCATGTAGAGGAATCTGGGAAGATTTCCCACAGATGAAAGCTGTAAGATGGAAACATGGGTATCACTATCGAGATCATACGTTCGTTGCAGATAAAGCTGGACAGAGACTATCTTCAAGAACTGGTCTTAAGGTTGGTGATTTTAGTAAAGAGAAGTTATATTGCCACTACAGTTGGGTAAAGCCAATAACGAAGTTGAGAGCTAAGCTGGATTACTATAAGTTTCAACCACATGTCCCTCGACTTGTTGAGAATTACATAGACCGAGTGTTTCTGGCGTGGAGAGCTGATCCAAAGAGAATTGAGTCTAAGTATGGAACTCATCCCTTTGGGGGTGGGCGGTCAGAGATCTTTGATCAAGAGCATCCGCAGGCGATAAGAGATAGAATGCACCAATACACTTGGTTGTATGAGGAAGAAAAATGCGAGCGCTTATCTGCGTTGGAGGTGGTTTAGGTGATGTCGTTATGGCTACTCCTACCATTAGAGCCGTTCATCGTATGGGTTATGTTTGTGATGTACTCATAAAGCCAGATGTTGCTATTGCTACTGCGATC